ATAAAAATACAAATGATGTTGTCGTTAAAAAGACGTTGAGAGTTGTTTATGAATTTATGAATCTTGTTTGTGAAAATAATATTTCTCATAATAATGTAAGACTTAAATTAATTGATCATAATTTCTTTGAATTTGAAAATATAATAGTCTATAAATTATCCTTTATTTAAAAATATATTAGATAATAAGATCAAATGAATAACGAAAAAATATTCACTGACTCAAATGAAAATATAAAAAAATTTATTATAAGTTTAGGATGTAGTGTATATCTTAAATATTTTATTCATCATGACGAAAAATCATTAATTTCATTATTAAATTCTGAAAAAAATGATAACATGACACAAATATTAGAAGAAAGAATTGTAAGGTTGAAAGAGACATTACAGAAATCTAGTATGGATCATGATAAAGAAATAAAAGAAAATAAAATATCAGAATCACAAAAAATACAAAAAATTGAAGAAAAAAAAGATTTAGAAATATTTGAATTAAAAAAAGATTTTGAAAATGAAAAAAAAAATTTTAAAGAAAAAGAAAATAATTTTGAAAAAAAAATAAATTGTGAAATTGAAAACGTAAAAAAATTATATGAAAAAATAATTTCAGAAAATGAAAAAAAATATTCTGAAAAAATAAATTCTTTTCATGAAAATGAAGAAAATAAAATAAATTCTAGAATTTCTGTTGTAAATAGTTTACATCAGAAAGATTTAGAGAAAAAAGATTTAGAAATCTTAAATATTCAACAAAATTCACAAAAAGATATTGATAATTTAAAAGAAAAATTAACTATTCAGAAAGAAATAAATGATAAATTTATTGGAAAACGAGAATTTAATAATAATACAGAGAAAGGTGATTATGGTGAAAATATTATTGATGAAGTTGTAAATTCAGGATTGGAATGTGATAAATGTGCTGACATAGATGATTCAAGTAGAGAGGGTGGATCTGGTGATCGTATTATAACATTCAGTAATGGTTTAAAATTAATGATTGAAGTGAAAAATAAAGGAATAATTGAAAAAAGTGATCGTGAACAATTCGAAGATCATGTTAAAAAAGATTTTGAATTAAATAAAAGTAATCTTGCATTATTTGTTTCATTAAGAACGCAACAAATACCAAAAATAGGTAATCGTCCAATATTACATTTCAGAAAGAATGTCGGATACTATGGATTAAAAGATGGAAGAACAAAAGATGAAGTCGTTTGTAGGTTGAATGAAATAATTTCTGAAATGTATTATAAATATGAAGATTTAAATTCAAAAAATGATAATAAAAATGAAAAAAATATGGATAATGATAAAAAAGATATTTACAATCAATTATTAGGGAATTTATTTTTACAACAAAATGATATAAAACAACGAATCCGAAAGAATGATTCTGAAAAAAATGAATTAGAAAATAAATTAAAAAAGATTATTAATGAAATTAATAGTTTACAAACAGAAATATTAGTTAAAAAAATTGATGTTGATGATAAATATAAAGATGAAAAGATATGTAAGTCTTTACTTATTAAAGACATTAAAGAAGTAATTCAGAAAGAAAACATCATATTAAAGAAACATAATTATAAAAAGATTATTAAAGAAAAATGTATTGGTCTTAACAATTATGAAATAAATTTATTAGATCGTAAAAATTTCATAAAATTAGATGAAATCTTATCATAAAAAATAAAAATTTGAAAATTTAAATAAGAAATATTTAAAAATAAATAATAGAATAAAATAAAAAAAGAATAATAAAATAATAATAATGCAAATTTTCGTAAAAACTCTAACAGGAAAAACAATTACTCTGGAAGTTGAGGGTTCTGATTCAATCGAAAATGTGAAAGCAAAGATTCAAGATAAGGAGGGTATTCCACCTGATCAGCAACGATTAATCTTTGCTGGTAAGCAACTTGAAGATGGGAGGACACTTGCAGATTATAATATCCAGAAAGAATCAACTCTCCACCTTGTTCTTCGTCTAAGGTAATATTTTAAAATGAAATATATTAATAATATTTATGAATAATTAAATTTTTTTTATCTTTAATCTTTAAAAAAAAAATTTGAAAAGTTTTATTAAAGAAATAAAACTAATTAAACTGAACTAAAAATGAGTTTCTGCGATCTTCCTGTGGAACTTGTTCAATGTTTCATTGCGGGGTATATATCGGAGGTGAAAGATTTAGGGTCAACGATACAAGTATCTAAAAAGATGAAAGAAGCATTCGATACGCAAGAATCATGGAAAAGGATATTCATCAGAGAAAAAGCAAAGAAAGGATACAAACAACTGTTGAAGAATCATGAAAAAAGTAAAAGATGGTTTGTAGATCCATTGACAACGGAATACATTATTGATACTCCTTTACATGGACAACTTGTTAATATCATGGTGAAAAACAAAACAGCATCAATGCCTTTTGATGTGTTCTACATAGAGAGTATGTTCAATCTAAAGATGATTAAGTTGAATACAGAATCTGTGATGCCAGGAAAAGCATTCTTTCGAAGATTAACTTTCAATCGCAAGATAGTGTGTTTACCTACAAAAGAATGGATCTTAGATAATCCTGTATCAAATGTAGGTTTCAGTTTTGTAACGCATGTGAAAGATGTTGAATCTATCACAAAAGAAAAGATGGGGATCTTAAAGTATTTTGAAGAACCTGATGTGAAGAATATGAAACCTATTAAGGGATTACGAAGAGAATATGAAGATTACAAAAAAGAATCAATGAAAAGGTTGATTGACAAAAAAAAAATAAATTATAAGAAATCTGAAAATGATTCTAAATTATCTGATATGGAACATGAGTTGAAGATGTACAAAAAACAAATGAGAATCATGGAAGAAAATGTTCTTAGATTAAAAACGAAAAAAAAAGATTTAGAGTATCTTTCAAAAATATTTTAAAATCAAAAAATTTGAAATTTAGTTTATGAAAAAAATGTAATGTTGTAGGATAAATTGGTTATCTAGATCGGGTTCGAATCCTGAGTACAACAAATATTTGACAACTGAGGAAACTACAGAATGGTGGATCTGCGGGAAAATTGGCACGGATTGCTACCTTGCAGATGTGGAAATAATTAAAAATATTATGAAGTAGTTCTCTAAAGTTGGTCATGAGGATGAGTTCTTGACCACAAGATAGGATCGCAACCTTCTTGTGTAAAACTAACATTAATCATGAATTCAATAGAAACAACAATTTAGTATTGTTGAGAGGAAACTTGCATTCGGACTGGAGATCGATCATCTTCATGAAGATTGTAAAAGTTACTTTCACAACCACTTTAATTGTATCTTCTATGGATCAAATATTTTTTTTATTTTTTTTATTTTTTTTATTTTTTTATAAAAAAAATATTTATATATATTAATAAATATGCAAAGTTACTTACCCACACTTTCAAATATGCAAAGTTATGTGGACCCACTTGCCAAAAAAGCGAGACAATTTGTAGTCCCATCAGTTTTCGATGTAAAATTATTTGGAAAGGAAACCCCCATGAATTATTATGGAATGCAATCCAGTTCGGTTGGGCAGGATGATTGGTTTGTGAGTAAAGAAGTAAATAGGATGAATAAAATTATTGCGAATATAATTGTGGCCGAAGATATTGAGTTTACATGGCAAATTAAGAATAATCGCGAAATGTTTCAATGTGTCTTTCATGATGAAATTGACAGAGGATACCTAGGTGACAACCGAGTGTGCAAGACTGTGAATACAACCCAACTCAGACCCCAATACAAGACTCAAATCGCTGGTGCCTTCCAAGAGCTTATGGGAGAACCATTTAATTTGACCATCGGCGAAATATTAACAAAATGTAAAGAGATGATGAAGGTACATGTCTTTCCCGAGTGGAGTGCGCGAGGTATATTGAGGTCCGGAAAGCATGCTCGGTGGGACGCCTATTATCATAAATTAACTGAATTATGGATTAAGAGTGGAGATGGATATGATTGGTTAGGTATTTCAGGGCAACTTCCAGATAAACAATACGAGACTTCAGATCCAGTGCCTCGTGTAGCAACTGTATCAGGACCAAAAACTTCCCACCTTTCTGGATTTGAGATGGTCCCAGGAAATGATGAGTGCGATGTCCCTCAATACTACCCAGTAGATGGGAGACTCATTCACTCTAGATCCCAGCGAGAGCGAAATCAACTACGTGGCATATATAATCAAGGTGGGACGCGAAGATCTCAACATCGTCGCCGCGGGACGGGGTCTAGAAGAATACGAAAAAAAAATAATAAGAAAAGAACATTAAGAAATAATAAGAAAAGAACATTAAGAAATAATAAAAGAAAAAGTAAAAGAAGATATTCCAGATAAATAATAATATATAAATTATTGAAAAATAATATTTATATTATATAAATGGATGATATACTACAAAGGTTTGAAACTTTAGGACAAGAATTATTAAATGATTTAGAAAATATTGAAGATAAATTATTTTTTTATGAACAACGAATGGAATCTGAAAATATTGAAATAATAAATGATTTACAAAATTTTTTTTGTGAAGGTGATTCATATTTAGTTAATACGACAAATGATATGTATAGTGCTTATTTAAATGATTTACATCAAACATTACAACAGATAAATATTATTGGTGGGAATTTATTAGATAATGTAATTATACAAGAATTACAAATAATTGAGGTATGGATGGATTTAGTTTTAGAATATCCTGAAAGAGATATTGATAATATTATGATAGAAGTTGAACGTGCTGTAGATATTATTCAAAGATGTTTACGATTTATAAGATCAGAAAGACAAAGAAGATTAATGGAAACACAAAAAAGAATAGAAATATCTAAATTATTAAGTGAAAGATTAGGACCTAGTTTTACTGAAACAATGGATCCATTATTATTACAGAGTATAGTTGAAAGGGTTTAAATTTCATTACCGAATAAAATTGCTAATTGTGTTTCTGATTTTAAACCTAAATAAAACCCATCTTTAATCGCACCATCATATAATTTTGTTTTTCTTTCTGATTGTCTTCTTGATCCGAAAAGTTCTACATATGATTGATTCGAAAGTTTTGTATTTAATTTTACTATTTTATCAAATAAATAGTCTTCTGAATTATCTGGACTATTACATGAATCATTAAATTGTAATAGATTATAAAGTTGTTTTTTATCTAAACGATGTAGGTTTGCTTTTCCGGACCGATTATTTGTAATTGATTTAGGATATTTATCTTTTAAACGATTACAAATATTTTGAAGTTTAATTTGTGGACGATCTCTTATTTCAACATTTTTCGTATTGTTTGTTGCTAAAAATATCTGATTTGATCTTTCAGAATCAAATGATTCTACATGATGAAGATGAACTAATAATTCAAAGTTAATACTATCATTTTCTTCCATTAACTCTTGAAGTGCTTTCACACGATGTTGACCATTACATACACGAAATTCATTATCACATGTTAATATATCTAAAACACCTTCAAAAATATCTGATCCATCTTCTACAACTTTTTTTAATGATTCAACATGATCTTGATCTATTTTTCTATTAAATTCCCACGGAGTTAGATTAGGGAGCAATCTACGTGATTCTGAGAAATAAATTTCTGTCCCGTCTTTTCGTTGATGTAACTTTTTTCCGAGAATAAAATGGGGATTTTTAACATTTAATTGTTCTAATTTATTTTCTATAATTTCTAATTTATGTTCTGTAATTTCTAACTTATGTGAAACTAAAATATTTTCTTGTAATAAATTATCATTTTCTTGTAATAAATTATCATTTTCTTTTTCTAGTTCAATAAAATCTTCTTCTTCATATTTATTTTTAGGTGATCCCATAAATCCACTGAACATCTTTTTTAATTTTTTATATTTAAATTATTTAAATTAAAAATTTCAAATTTTATTGAATAAAAATTACAAAAAAAATAATTAATATTAACGTCTAGATGAACTTCTTGATCGTCTAGATGAACTTCTTGATCTTCTTGATGAACTTCTTGACCGTCTAGATGATCTTCTAGACGAACTTTTTAAACTTTCAGAAGTTAAATAATCTGATCTACCTTTTAATTTCTTATAATCCCGTTTTGCTTGTTTTACTTCTTTTTTCGCATCATTTATTATTTTTTTTATTTCACTTTTTTCTACACCTTCGTTTAATGCTTTTCGTTCAATATCTTTCCAATTAATTTTTTCATTAACATCATAACAGTCATCTCCTATTTCAAACCAATAACAACCTCTTTGTTTCCATTTATCAGATACACATGATTTCTTTTTCCTTGATTTATTCCATGATGTAAAACCGCAACCACGCACACCTTCACTTGATTCAACTTTTGTGCGATTTCTTTTAACCATTTCATGTCTCCCCCGTTGATCCATTTTGGGTTTTTTGGAAGCATATGGTCCTAAATTAGAAAATAAACCTCCTTTCTTTAATTTACGATTAGTTCTACGCTTTGTTCTTCTTGGCATATTTATATTAAAACAATATTTAAAATTTGATTTATTAAAATAAATCAAAAAATAATTAATTAATCAAAAAATAATAAAAAAATGGAAAATGAAATTATGGAAAATATAAATGGGATGCGTCATAATTTTTCAGAAATAAAAAAAAG